ATGGAAGGGGATTATCCTTCTGTCCATAATTGGGTTTCAATCCTATTTGTAATAGTCTTCTATCAGCTATGTATCTATTGTACTTATACATTTCTGCTTTAGTTAGCCCAGTTATGTCTCCCATTTTAAATACTAAATCTAAGAACTTATCTTCTAGCTCAACCATTTCACGACAAATGTCATAGATTTCTTTTTTGAAATCATCGGTCCAGATATCTAGATTCTCCTTGATAAACTCTTTAAATAATCTAGTCATTCCTTCAACGTGTAAAGATTCATCACGAATTGAATAGGTTACTATTTGACCCATGCCTTTCATCTTTCCAAATCGAGGGAAGTTTAATAAGATAGCAAAGCTACTAAACAATTGTAGACCTTCGGTAAAGGCAGAGTAAACTGCTAGGGTCTTTGCTATTTCTCTTTTGTTGGCTCTTTTAGGTTTAAACTGCTCAATGTAATCATGCTTGTTAGCCATTTCTTCATAATCAGAAAAAGCTTTATACTCAGAATCCGACATTCCTACAGTATCCAACAATAAGGAATATGAATGTTGATGAATGGCTTCCATGTTAGCGAAAGACAACATCATCATTCTAGCCTCTGGTGTTTTGAAGATAGGTAAGTACTTATCTACGTAGCCGGAGGCAACATCAACATCAGACTGTGTGAACAATCTGAATATTTGTGTTAATAAATTCTTTTCATTGTCATTCAACTTCTCATTCCAATCCTTCACATCAGCATGAAGAGGGACAGAGGCAGGATGCCAATGCATTTGATTTTGTAAATCATAGTATTCAAACATCCAAGGATGCTCAAACGGTTTATAGTAATCTCTTAATTTTAATAAACTCATTATACCTCCTTAAAGTATTTGTTTACGATTGCTAGTTTATCTTCATAACTTGCGATGATGTCTATTTCTTTTTCAATGGTTTCCATTATATCAGAATGCTCACCAACACCAACAGTATTATTAAGCATGACTTCAACATTAGTTATGTGCTTTTCAATTTCTGCCTCGAAAGATTTCTTTGAGGCTTTTATTAATTTGTTTCTAAACATTTTCTATTTCCTTAGCAGACTTCTTCATTTGTTCCCAAACGGTAATCGGTAATTTAATCTTTTTACTTATGAGACTGAGGTAGGCATACTTTCTTTTTTCTACCACATCCACAATCTTAAAGCCGGACTTAACTCTAGGGTGTTCATACCCTGTAAAATAAACTCGATATCTATTTACCTTGTCCACGATATTTTTTAAAACTCCTTTTTTTATTTTTGTTCATCGAAGATGATGCGAGGTTTCTACGACCCTGCGAAGTTTTCTTACCTCGCACTCCAGTAACAGAAACATGAGTTGAACCACTATTCCATTTAGCTGCCATTATCCCTCACATGCCACACAAGTGACTTCATCCAATTTAATACGTTGTATTTTAACGTTTACGTTTTCCGCTGCTTTTGCAGTGTCTGACCTAAAGTAATACAAAGATTTTAATTTGTGCATACCATACCAATGCACGTCATTAACATACTGTAAATACTTATCGTGTTCTTCCTGAGGAGCAGTTGCTTTAGGAGGAACAAAAAATAAATTTACACTTTGAGACTGACAAATAAATTCTTGTCTTTGATGTGCATGTTCAATAATTTGAATTTGATTTATTTCATCCGCAGTTTTAAAGACTTCTTTTTCTTCATCCGTAAAAATATCTATCTCTTGTATTGAGCCGCGAGAATCTAAAATCTTATCCCAAACCTTTTCTACTTCTTCTTTCTTGAGGTCTTTCTTTTTGATTGCCTTGTCAAGGTACTTGTTGCGGACTTTGAAGTTTCCTGAAAGAGTTTTGTGCGTAAAAACGTTAGCACGTATCGGCTCAATCGAAGGAGATGTCCCACCACAAATAATACTAGAAGAGGCATTAGGAGCAACGGCAAGAAGATGACAATTCCTACGTAAAAGATTAGGTGAGTCAGGGCAGTTACCCCTATTTCTTGCCAAATCTTCACTAGTTTTAACAGCTTCTGACTTGATGTGTTCAAACATTTCTCTGTTAAGCGAAGTCTGTATGAGACCTGCGAATGGAAGGTTTTTGCTTTGGAGGTAAGAGTGGAAACCCATTGCTCCAAGACCAATCGACCTTTCTCTATAAGCGGAGTAGGCTGCTTTTGTGAACGGCTCTTTCTCTGCTTTGACGTAACTTTGGAACCTTTTGTAGTTGGCATTGTATTCTCCTAACATGGATGTATCGACAATGTCTTCGATAAAGTGTTCTAGTACATTGTCTAACATGGTTACTAAATCTGGAATAAAGAACTCATTCTTCTTCCATTTATCATAGTGTTCTAAGTTAACACTGGACAAACAACAAACTGCTGTTCTTTCGTCATTGGTAGCCAATGTTATTTCAGAACACAAGTTGCTTTGTTTTATTTCTAGTCCTAAGTCTTTCTGAGATTGGGGTAAAGCTTCATTACATGTATCAATATTGATAAGGTAAGGCTCCCCGGTCTCAGCTCTAGCATCAAGAAGTTTGGACCATAACTCCCTAGCTTTAATTGTTTTTACAGCTTCTTTAGTCTTAGGGTCAATCAATCGCCAATCGGCATCTTCTTCAACAGCTTGTAAAAATTCATTGTTTAAGTTAACTCCATTATGAAGATTTAAGTTTTTACGATTTAAGTCTCCGCCTGATTCTTTTCTCATAGCAACAAACTCTTCAATCTCTGGGTGCCATACATCCATATAAGCCGCATATGAACCACGTCTAGTTTGTCCTTGAGTAAAGCCGAGCATAAGAGAATCAACAACATGCATAAAAGGAATAGAGCCACTCGACTTAGAGCCTCTTGATGTTGCAGTGCCATCACTTCTTATGCCTCCCCAGTAACCACCAATGCCGCCACCGGAGGAAGATAAAAATATGTTTTCTTTATAATGGTCTGCTAAACCTAGAAGACTATCAGGTACAGAATTTAAAAAGCAACTGATAGGTAATCCTCTTGTAGTACCACCGTTGGAAAGAATAGGAGTGGCAAACATAAACCAAAGGTTAGAGGCATAATCATAAATTCTTTGAGCCATTTCAAAATCAGTATGGTCTTTGTATGTACTGACAAAAACAGCGGCTCTGGCGAATGCTTCTTGTGGAGAAGTTTCTTTAACTTCAAGTACTCCTGCTTTGTTTCTTTTTTCCCAAAGGTACCTATCTTCTAAGGTACTGATACTAAATCTATCTAACTTTTTATCTCTATCGTAATCTATTTCAATTCCTAAATAAGGTTTAACACCGACTTTATCAATCATTATTCTCCTGCCTTAAAAAATTTATCTGTTTCATCATGAATGTGTAACATAATAATTCCATAATGTAATATTTTTAGTAAGTCTTTTCTATTTCTTCCTTCTTTATTACCATAACGTTTGGCATATTTCATAATGTTCCCTATACAGAATCCCGTACCATGTCCAGAATCAATAATAATATCTGTAGCTTGATATTTGTCTGTAGCATAATGTTGACCATAAGTGTCGTATATATACCGTTGTAGTTCTTCAACTAATTTATCTTCATTAAATTTATATTTCATTTAGACTCCTTTGTAATTTCTACCACATTAGGTACTCGTTCTACCTTTGTTAAGTAAACAGGACCTCTTGCATATTCAAATACCCGCAATCCCTTTCCATCATTCGCATCTTTGTGACACTCAAACTTGTGATTGCAGTATGTACACTCTCTAGGTAATTTGAAATTTCCAGAAGCTCCGTCTGCGATAGGCTCGTAACAAAACTCAGGAGGAGTAGTGCGTTTAATTGCAGACTTAACCTTTTTAATTTTAGTCTCTATATTGGGTTTGTCAAGGTCTTCAGGAAGAAACAGGCATAATTCTCCAGTTTCTTTGTTGATAACAAGAAAACCACCAGAGTCTAAACCTTCAGCAGCTTCGTATCCAGCAAGTTGAGACATGTAACCAAAGCTATCTTGCTCAGCTAATGTTCCATTTCTAAATTTTTGAAAGCCAAATCCAGAGGCGGATTTAATATCTACTACTTGACCATCAATCTTACAGTCCATGTGTCCAGTAATACCACCAACAGTGATTTCTTTTTGCTCGTCTGTGACTTTATGTCCGGCTATTTCTACTAGAAAAAGCACTAAACGTTCTAAGATATGACCATAAAGAAATTTAATCATGGTCGGTGCAGGAAGACCGCTAGGTGTACGTTCTGAGTTCATATCAAACCATAGTTGTCTTGTTGGTCTACCAATGTTAGACATCCGTAGTGTAGGTCTTTGAGCTTCTCTTGGAGTAGCCCAATCTCTTAAGGCATGTTCCATAAACTTACCAAAAGATTTAAATTGTTTTTCTGTTATGTTAAGTTCTTCACCGTTACCTAGTTTGCCAACTACGTGGTAAATATCATCAACAACTGTTTCAAGTTTCTTCTTTGCCATTTTCTAGCTCCTCAAATTGTTTAAGAACATCAGCAGAAAACAGCTTGGATAATGCGACTAAATACATCTTACTAGCATTGTGGTCACCGCCACTTACTGTTTTAAATGTATCTAGTTTTTCTACAATCTTCTTAAGATTATCTGTTGGGAAAACCAACGTACAATATATTTTACCGTTGACACATAAATTGTGAAACCAATAGTCTGCCTCTGTAGCTTTAATGCCAGAAGGTTTTCCATAGCTTTCATATTCAACAGCAATGTTACCGGTATTCATCCACATACCTCTTTCTGATTTAACTTCAATCTTGCAATTAGCAAACATTTCAGCAATTTCGTCTTCTTTAATTTGACCATACTGTAAATCTAGGTCAAACTTTTTTCTATCTTTCTTGGTAGGTTTCATCTTTCCTCCATTCCAATAAACAACTTAAACAAATAAATTCTGTAGTGGATTTGTCGG